TTTTTCTTCTTTTTCTTCTTTTTCTTCTTTTTCTTCTTTTTCTTCTTTTTCTTCTTTATTTTCCTTTACTTCTTCATGTTGTCGTTCTATCCCTTCTTCTAAAATCTCTTTATTTATTGCTTGTTTCTCCGCCTTTTTCGGTTTTATTTTTATTTTCATTTTCATTTTTGATGCACACCTATTTTTTTCGGTTTTATAACACTCCTGGTCATTTGTTCTTGTATCGAAATCGCGATTAAAAATACATCTTTCAGATGTTTCGTTATACTTGCAAAATATTTCTTCTTGTTCCAATGCCGTCTTTTTCGGTTTTATTTTTATCTTTTTTTTAACCAATGTTTGTTCTTTATTTATATTTATATCCGGTCTTTCCATTAATAATTATAATTAATAATATCTATATATAAACAAATAATATATTTTTTAATAATGTATAATCATATTTTTTACGTAAATATGATTATACATGTTTAAAGTCCGACATTTATTTATAAGGTTATTTGAGTTATTCGCAAATCAAAAAATTATGAAGAGCATTGTTAACACTCGTAATTATATTTTTTTTTTCGATGTTATAAGGTCGAATTATATTCATGCAGTCTTGATATGATAACCATTTCATATTTTTTACTTCTGATTTTTGATACTCATTCTTTTGAACTGTTTCTCTATTCATATACGACAAATAATATTTATTTTTATAAGATTTCATATTGGATCCAATAAATATTTCCTCGTATGGAACAACATTGTGAATATGTTTTAAGCTTAATTTATCATATCCGGTTTCTTCTTCAAATTCTCTAAATCCACAATCTAGATCTTTTTCTTGATGATTTCTGCGCCCTTTTGGAAATCCCCATTCCGCAGTTTCCCACTTTGTTGTAGATGCACGAATCAGAGATTCTAAATTATATTTTACACCCATCGACTCAACTCCATCTTTCAATTGTAAAAATTTATTTTTTGATAACTGTTCTTCTCCCCTATATTGTATTCCAGAATATTCGCCCCACAATAGTGACCATAACTCGTCAAATTGCTTGGTTAATATAATATTTTTTTCATGAATTGTCATTTCATCAATTATCGTTTTTATATATTGGTAATTATGCAAAGGATATTTTCCCCGAATAAATTCAACATAACCAAAACTGTCGGTTCGTTGAATCATTAAATATTCATACTCTTTATTTTTATTTATATCATCATTGTCATCACATTCTACGCCATTATCATTATTATGCGACGACGTTCGAAATGCGATAACCCCCATGCTTGTAATTGGAACACTGCAATTGGAATATAAATGTCCATTTTTACCACAATTATTACAGTAACTACTACTATTATTACTATTTTTTATAAACTTGTACATTAATTATTATTTGATTTGATTTATTATTAACCTATATGTAAAAGATATAATCTTTTTATATCGTTTAATACAATACTACAATACTCTATAATATAATCAAATCAAATCAAATTATCAATGCAATCTACAACAAAAACAACGATAACTTTAGATTCAAAAGTGTGGGGTCCGCATTATTGGTTCGTTCTGCTTACAATGGCAACATCTTATCCTAATACTCCCAATGATGTAACAAAAAAAAAATACTATGAATTCATTCAAAATTTACCATTATTTATGCCATCTGGCGCAATTGGGAATCAGTTTAGCACATTATTAGATGCGTTTCCTGTAACGCCTTATCTTGATAGCCGCGAATCATTTATAAAATGGGTTCACTTTATGCACAATAGAGTAAATGTGTCGTTAAATAAAGAGGAAATCACATTGCACGAAGCGCTAGAAACGTACTATAATAATTATAAATCACAGCACGTTATAATTAGAGAGAAATTCAAACATTGGCAAAAAATTATTTTTATAATTATAATAATATTATTCCTTATTTTTATTAAAATTTATGGAGGATTTAATTAAACAATTTAACAACATAAATTAAAATATATTGTATATGTAGTGAAAATATCATTTCATAATTCACTATATGAAAAAAACAATAAAAAAAAGAAAATACTCAATGCGCGGGGGAATACCAATATATCCAGGAGGATTTAGTTGTGTTTTCAAACCACAACTAAAATGCAAAAATAAAAATAAAACATTAAAAACGAATGGAATATCGAAATTATTATTCAAAAAATATGCAGAATCAGAAATGGAAAACATTCGTTCATTTTACAATGCACTTCGCAGAGTTCCCAAATCACATAAATATTTTTTATTAAAAACAACAAAAATGTGTTCACCTCACACAATCTCTACACACGACTTAACCGGATTCAATGACATGTGCACGAATTTTACAGAACGTGGAGTTAATGAATCAAATATTAATAAATACATTGATACTGTGAAGATAATAAATATGCCGGACGCCGGAATATCTATAAACGAGTGGCTCTTTAATACAAAGCTTACAGCTTCGCGTATCATTGTTTTCAATAAATTAATGGCTGAACTCATTGTGCGCGCAATTGTTCCAATGAACAAATCGGGAGTTATTCATAATGACATGAAGGAAGATAATATTCTTATTAGTCATTCTAAAACTAATCCAAGACCAACCATTATTGATTGGGGAATATCAGGAATATCTACTGAACACCACCCCATTCCAGAAATTATCATGGACAGATACATCTCCGTGTCGAATCCGTTTAGCAGCATTATGTTCACAACCGACTTTATCACGAGTTATAACGAGTTTCTAAAAACGCACAACAATAAGTTGCCCACCTTTCAACAAGAGTTGAAAGCGTTTGCAATTTCGCAGTATTTAAAATTTAAAGATATTGGACATTACTCATATGTTGAAAAGTTCTTTCTCGCTGCATATGCACACCAAGTTGAAGGCGGAGAATCTGCCTCTGCCCAATCCCAAATTATCGAAAAAACATATCACGCATATGCATCCGCATACATTGCAGATGTGTTATACCATTTCACAGAATTTTATGACGACGCAGCAACAGCCACATATGTTTATGGCGGCGGCACTATTGGCAGATTTCAATATGTGAAATATTTCACACAAGTATATATTTTTAATTGTGATATATGGGGAACAATGTGTTGTTACAATGTATTTTTTTCGATACAATCTGAACCCGACGTTATTAAAAATATTCACCTGTTGAAATATAATGATTTCCTTAGAAGGCTGTTATCAATATTTACCGGTCAAATAATGGTAAATGGACATGAAAGGATTAATATTCGCACATTGGTTAAATCACTCAATGACATAAATAAGATACTTGCATAATGCATAATTAGTTCAGTTCTCTGCATCCGCAACACTTGCAACGACGATCTTCATCATGCGGGCAATCACGTAAGCAACAGCATCCATTGTTTCAACATCAACATTGGTGGCGGCATTGGTGGTAGCATCATCAACAACAACATTGGTAGCATTGGTGGTAGCATCATCAACAACAACATTAGTAGCATTGGTGGTAGCATCATCAACATCAACAACATTAGTAGCATTGGTGGTAGCATCATCAACATCAACAACATTAGTAGCATTGGTGGTAGCATCATTATAAATTGTGGCAGCAACAACAGCACCGGCATCAAGAGCAACAGCATCGGCATCGGCATCGGCATCGGCATCGGCATCAAGAGCATCAGCACTGTTGTTATTTACAATAATATCAACATTTTTTACTTTTCGCATTTTTATTACAACATAATCATCTTCGTCGAATTCATCCTTCTTAGTATTCTTCATAATCGTTTTTTGAAGTAAAACTTTATTATCATGTAAATATTCTTTTACACCAGATGAACAGTTCGCGGAATAGTTCAATATACTATTTACAACATTAACAACATGATAAACACCTGAAATAATATAATATTGAGTATAAAATAAAAATATATTTTCTTCCTTATTTGGTTTTTCACTAGAATCTGATTTCATTGGTTATTACTTTATATTATATTATATATACATTTATATTATTTTACAACAACATAAAACAAATAAATTCGCGCAAAAATATTCAATAAATCAATTGAATATTTTATAAATTGAAAATAAAATATTTATATTTATTTATTTCAGTTCGAGATTTAAATACTTACTTACGTGTTTGTATTTATCTGTCTGTATCAACATGGAACTTGCCAATACTACGACCGGGACTGCTGAGACTGCTGTGACTGCGATGACACAAAAACAGCTGGGACTTTTTCAAAGAAACATGAACGACATTCTTCAAAATGGTCGAAATGATGAAATGCGTAAAATGATTAGCGATAACCGCGATTTCATTGCAACTACACGAGAAAAGGGCATTATAACGATGCTTTTACGTTTTGCAATTCAACAGCGCGACGACGCATTAATAGCCACATTGGTTGATCGTTTTTCAATGAAGCGCGAGTTTTTCGAGTTGATGGTTTACAAACGTGACCCGACATACAGCGCTCAATTGTTTCAAACGCATATTGACTTTGCACTGTTGGACCAAAAAGATATCCGATTTATGCTTGAGAACGAGTTGACATTCTTGTTTCGTTACTTGAACGGCAAGTTTTTGCATGCTGCTAATGCCACCACAGCCGCCGCCGCCTTTGACAAATCTGTTCTGCGCCGCTTTTCACTTCAAAATTGCCATCACTATATTGAAAAAATAATTCAAACAATCGCCATGAATCCAAAAAATCTAACACAAAGCCACGTTTCCATTGTGAAAAAGTTGCGTGCCGCTGCCGCAACTTACGACATCATTATCGATGGCGGAAGTGTTTTACATTCGCGAAATGGCGACCCCAATCCAAATGACTTGCAAACAATGATTGAAACGTTGCAAGCGCGTGGACATACGCCGCTTGTTGTCATTCACAAAAAACACACTGATGACAAAAGGAATCCGACGTATGCGCCACACATAAACAAAATACTTGAACGACACGACGGAAAAGGCGGCAAAGTCAGGGGCGTTCTAAACATTGTAACTCCACCCTGTTTGAATGACGACCTCTTCATACTGCTGGCATACTTGACTCGCGTAGACCGCGCACCGCTTGCATGCAGTATTGTCACACGCGACACATACACCGACCACATTGACATATTCAAAAACCCTCAAAAAAATATCTCGGATGATTTTGGAAAGTATTTAGCAAATGATTTGATTTCATTCACCAATGACTACGGTCATTTGCAAGTGCCTTCCACTGAACCCAAACCATATTCGAACTGCATTCAAATTGTGGAACCACATGCATATATTCCACTGTCATCGTGCATCGGCGAATTTCAACAAGTGCATTTATAATTAATTCAATTGATTATAAATGTTTTTTTTATTTTATTTTATTTTATTTTTTTTTATTTTATTTTATTTTATTTTTTTTTATTTATTATATATATAACAATAATAATCATGCCTAAATGCAGTATCAAAGAAACTCAAAAAAAATACACTACAAGACCGTCACCCCCCTTTCCTGCAAGTGAATGCAAAAATAAAAAAAAGAAAGGTAATAATGGGAAGTTTTTTAAATCGGTTGTAGGAAAAAATGGTGTATATAAGTGGATCGCATTAACAATTACAAATAAGACCAGGCGTAAATAAATATATCATCATTGATTTATTATTTATTATTTATTTAATAATCATTTATCTCTCCTTCTCTCTAGAATTCAAAATGTAAACTCTTATTTTAATGAATTGTCGGTTAAAAGCATGTCCCCCATAACCAAATCGTTTGAAAAATATAGTTTACATTTTGAATTCTAGAGAGAAGGAGAGATAAATGATTATTAAATAAATAATAAATTACAAAATAAAATAAATAAGATTATATTAGATTAGATTATACGATTATTATACATATACATATACATATATGAAATTCAAATTCGAATTCATTGTTTTTATTATAACAGCAGCATTAATTTTAAATACTTATCATGATGGCAAGTATTTTAAAATGGTTGAAACGACGAATGCGAGAAAATATATTAAGATGGCGACGATTGGATTTTTTGGATTATCCATGTATTTATTTCTAAAAAAAAATCCGGCAAATTCTCACACAGTTATGCATCATGCAAATGAATTAATTAAATATATGCCAATCAGTCGAGAATCGGCAGACATGTTGACGCCGTTTTTCGATATGACAAATAAACGTGCATTTTTTAGCAACGATAATAAAAACAACGGAGACGAAACAGAAGATTGGTCTAATACAACTAAGCGACAGCAATACAGTATAAATAAAATGATGAGCTCGGGGGGTACAACTGGTGGTGGTGGTGGAGCCAGTGGAGCCGGCGGTGGAATTAAAGCCACAAAAAGAAGTGTAAGCGAATCTAAAAAGAAATTCGTGGCAGCCCAACAGTCTTGGAAATGCGGCGACTGCAAACGGCAGCTGCCTAGCTGGTTTGAAGTTGATCATAAAATCCGCCTCGAAAATGGCGGTTCCAACGCGGTAGACAATTTAGTAGCATTGTGCCGAGACTGTCACGGGAAAAAAACTGCATTTGAAAATTTTTAATAATATAAAAATATAAAAATATAATTAGAGAATTAATTTAATTATTATATATTTATATTATATTTATACCTATTGTAATTTGTAATAATATAAATATATAATAATGAATTCAATTCCAATCACAAACGTTTCAATTATTTCAAAAAATAATGGCATCTCAACCGCGGCAAAATTCTTTTTAATTGTGATTTTATGTTTATTTATAAATATACCCTTGTATCTATATGAAGACAAGTCATTTGCCGAATGGTTTACATCTGTCTGGGTAATTTCAACATTAGTCACCATTGTCTATAATCGCGCATTCAATTTAAATATAACATCGTACACTTTCTCCGGTTTATTAAATACATATTTTGTGCCAATATTAACCTATATTTTTTTAATAGGTGTATCTTATTGGATCTTAAGAGCTCAACAAAGTATAAATGATGAAACTTCGTCAAACCTTCCGGAAGATGACAATGCGTCTCGAAATTTTGCCATTGTGATTTTCGCTTGCACTTCTATAATGAGTATTGTAATGAGCGTTTTTTATTATAAAAATTTGTTTTCTTATTACAATTTATCACCTGTTTGGGTTATTATAGGAAGTATATGTGCATTTATATTTGGTTCTTTTTGTTATTACTTGCAGGTGTTGAGATTAAGGTGCAACGTTTCGAGTATTACTGATACAGTTTGTTGGACATATGCCGCATACGCAACGCTATTAGCCTTTATTATAACTACTATAGCTTTTATAATATTATCATTTATTCCCAACGAGAATGACAACATCATTATAAACGTCATTAAATTTTTTCCAACAAATTTTATAAGTAATATTTCCGCCCCATTTAATATATTTACAGTTATTGCTTATATCATGTTGTGGATTTCAAGTATAATCGTTTTTTTTCGCCACAAATCAACGGTTGGCGATGAAGAAGGCGATCCAGTTAACATTATATTTACCATTATGGCATTGACAATGTTAATTTTATTATTAACTAAAACAACACAATACGGCTCAACATTTATAACAAATATAATACGAATTTTGATGAATTCAACCCTCTCGTCATTTTTATTGAATATTTGTATATTGCTATCCTTTATACTATCATTCTATTTGACCATAACAGACTTAAATAAAAACGGATGGTCAAGCAACGGTAACATTTTGGCTTCATTTATTTTAACGATTATTTTCTTATTAATGTACATTGCTTTTATTATTAGGGGATAAAACAGTTTATTCTCTCTTCTCTCTAGAATGTAAAATATAAACTATCTTTTTTCTTTAAAATATAATTAAAAGTGCAAATACACTTGATTTAATTATATTTAATATAGGCATTTTATATATATAATATTTGATATTAAAACAAACAACCAAAATATGCAATCATCACAAATTGTAAATAATATGAAACAAGTTGGATCTTATATTGGAAATAATTCGAAATATATAAAATATTTTATTTTACTGGTTTTACTCATCTTATGTGGAACAACGTACGGAATTACTCATAATTTTGCTACAACAAACTGGTTGTTTGCCGTATTTGCAATACTATTACTTGCGTGTGCGGGTTTCATCTACGTGTATTTTAACATTTCAATATTATATATTTTAATATTCATTTTGGTCTGTTTATCTAGTTTACTTTTTTTAATTAATAAAATTGCAGGAATTGTAATGTCTGTTTGTGTTGGATTATTACTACTATATTTATTATATGTTGCGTATATAAAAAATGAAAACTTAAATGTTTTAGTAAATATTTTTTTTAGCGATATATCCATAACAAATCCGCTATATTCTATAAATAAAATTGCAAACTTCATTTGCAATTACTTTTTAAAGGGATTTTTGGTTCAGCTCATATCCAAATCAATGCTTATTGTGTTTCTAATGTATTTGGCTCTGGTTGTATACATTTACACAAAACAACCGTATCAAATCGTCTCTGACAATAAATCGATTTTCCTGTGCATATTCCTGCTAATCGGGTTTTCACTTTTATCGCTTCTTGTAATGGGGGTTGAAGCATTCGTACCCTTTATAATGTCATTTTTAAAATATCTCGTATTGTTTGGCATAGTCATTGGAATCATTCTCGCAGTTCTGCACGTCTATAAAAATGTCCCAATAGTTGCAAACACAGTGCTGTTTGCCATTAATATTGCAATACTTGTCGGAATATTTGCCATGATTGTAAAATACATTGGCGCAGAAGCACCGGGCTATATTTCCGGTCCATCTACATGGTCCAGTTTAATATTTAAAATAATTATTTACATACCCTGTTTATTTTTAAACCTAGTTGACTTTTTTCGAAATGAATTAAAATTGGCACAACAACAATGGACGTATATTATCATTTTAATTATCGAAATTGTGCTAATTGTGTTATTATTCCTTCTCCCGAAAGTATTCGATGTAATTATAAATCATAACGGGGAAGTTATACTGAATAAAGTTTTACCGCTTGAAGTGAATAGCGATCCATTTGACACAGTTACCTTGGATTCAAACAATAACCCAACGATTTCGTTGACACCATCATTGTTAGATAACGTTATGAATAAAAAACCAAATTATGAATATGGAGTATCTGCCTGGTTTTATATTCATCCAGAACCAAAAAATACGAATCCAAGTTATACTACTCCCGGTGGTGTGAATATAATCAATTTTTCAACAACAACAGACGCAAATGGCGGCGCACCTCAAATATCTTTTGACGCATCCAATAATTTACTAGTTATAAATGTCGACACAGCCGGTGCAAATTCTACCCCCCCCGTTAAAATACCGGCGCAACTACCAGCGCAACCACCCGATGTCACATCCGCGCCACGAACCGTTCCGTTACAGCGATGGAATCATATATTTATTAACTTTAACAATAACGGCATAATGGATGTATTTTTAAATAATAATTTAGAAAGCTCGACACCAAACATTATCCCCAAACTACCAAGCAGTTTAATTGTGGGAAGCGCATCGGGTATTTATGGTCAAGTGTGTAACGTGGTCTATTATAGAAATGTGCTGGGAACAGAAGGAATTTCGTGGATATATAATGCATATAAAGATTTAAATCCGCCACTCAAACCGAATTTTTAAATTTTGATCGAGTTGGTTTAGGTTTAGATTCGCATTTTTCTAATTATAATTGTTTTCTTAAATTTAGAAATATTAACAATTTAATAAAACAATTATAATAAATAATCTAATACACATTATATAGATATTTATAGATAATTAATATGGATTTTTCTTGGACAACAATTATTATCACCATACTTTTAATTATTATTGTTTATTTTATCTGGACAATGTTATCATCTTCTTCTACTAGCACCGTTATAAGCAGTTCGCAAGATGCAAAAACCCAAACGTCCATACCTATTCCAAGCACTAGTAATAACTATACTTTAGCATTTTCTACTTGGATTTATGTTACTGATTGGAACGTTACGCCGGACGTAAAACCGATTATATCAAGTTCAACTTCAGTTAAAACGGCGGGCGCTGCAACCCCCCCGAATCTACAAATAAGTTTAGGAGATAAAACGAATGTTTTGCGCGTTGCACTAAACGGCAGTAGTAGCACCACCACAATTCCAGATATACCAAATATACCACTTCAAACTTGGGTGTCAATTATTGTAAATGTAAACAACGGAATATCTGCGGACATTTATATTAATGGCAAGCTTGTGCAAACAACTGCTCTATTGAATACCTGGAAATTAACCGCCGGAACCATTTATGTGGGTTCTCCTCAAAGTTTTGACGGTTTCATTACTATGGCAACATATCATAATGTGCCGATTGGTCCGCAAGACGCGTGGGATATTTATTCAAGCGGCTACGGTAGCGGCGGCGGAAGTTCGGTTTCAGATTTTTTTAATAAATATAAAGTTCGATTTGCTTTTGTAAAAGATAATGTAGAGTTATCTCGTCTTGACATTTAATTACACATTTACTTTACTTACTTACCCATTCGCCATAAATAATATAATTAAATAAATATTATAATTTAATTATATATCATAAAACATACACAAATAAAACCAAACAAACAATGTTATTTTATGGGAAAGAAATAAATTTTTTTTATATTATCGTGCTTGTCATTTTGATTCTAGTTGTTTATATACTGTTTTCATTTTACACGCAACAAAAACAATCCATATTAATGTTAGCCGGTTCAACATCCATTCAAACTCCAACGTCTTTTCCCATCCTAAGTAATAAGATAAATGAGATAAAGTTGGATAAAGGCGCATTCGCAATCTCATTATGGTTAAATATTGATTCGTGGATTGCGGCTACAACGACTAATAGTTCAAATATTTTAACCGTTACAAACACACCAAGTACGTTTTTCTCACTAAATCTTGATAATAATGGTCGTTTAAATGTCAACACAACCAACCCAACCAACACAACTCCTATTATAATGTTTCCAATCAGAGAACCTGTTAATATAATTTTAAATTATAATGGTGACGATGACTATAATGAAGATGAAACCGAATACGTCTATGATTCTTCAGGAAATAAACAACCAATCTATAATTCAGGCGGATTCCAATCAAAAAAACGCGCGTTAGACGTATATATAAATGGCAGATTGAATAATACAATTATTTTAGACACATTAACCGGAACAACTAACAGTTCTAATAATTTCACATACACTGATGCTTCAATGAACTACATTGTGAGCGATGGAAATAATATTACCATTGGTGATGTAAATGCGAGTAGTAAAGGAAGCGGAACAATATCAAATTGCACATTTATTAAAAATGGGTGTTCCACAGAAGATGCAAAAATTATATTTTTAAACGGAAAATCAGGAAGCATTCTGGATAATATTTTCGCATATAAACTTCGATTTAGTTTACTCGAAGACAATCAAGAAGTAAAAACATACGACATATAATATAATGAATTCATTAACAATAATAACAATAATAACAATAATAACAATAATAACAATAATAATACATAACAGCTTTTAGGAATGTTTTATTTTAAGTTTATACTTTAATTGAAATATAAATAAAACAGTCTTTTATATTTTTATATATATTTTTATATATATAAAAATATATATATTTAAAATAATATAATATGTCTTTTAGTTATCCGTCATCATCTTCAGATATAGATTCATCATCGGGACCCTCATCATCATTCTTTTCAAATGCCGGTTTAAGCTCATTTGGCTCATCCAACGTTTCTAGCAGCAAAGACTTTTTAGAATCGAATACTTTTATTGCAAAAACGGCATTTTTATTATTAATAATTATTCTATTCTTTATTCTTTTACGAATATGCATTTCGCTTCTTTCCTGGTTGCTGGCTCCAAGTCAAAATATGACGCTGGTTAGCGGAATGGTGGATGCAACGCAGCCCATTGTAATTAGCCAAGATCCTTCATCTTCAAGTTCAATGCCCATTATTCGCTCTACAAATCAATTAGATGGAATAGAATTCACGTGGTCCGTTTGGATGTTTATCAAACCGGTTACCGGATCAACAGCAATCTCGCATGTTTTTAGTAAAGGTGCGGGTGCATCATCGGCGTGCACTCCAGAGTCACAATTTTCGAATAATGCTCCAGGTCTGTACTTATCCTCAAACACATTATTAATACTTATGGATACCGCAACCGCGCCGGCGTGTTCATCGCCAAGCGGAATTCTTGATTCAACCACAATTACAAATATGCCCGTTAATAAATGGTTCAATGTTGTCATTCGTCTCATAAATACCACAATGGACGTGTATATAAATGGACGGTTGACAAAGAGGGTGCCGTTGGGCAACGTTCCAAATCAAAACTATGATGATGTTTTTATTTGTCAAAATGGCGGATTTAATGGTTATATTTCAGATTTGAAATATTATAATTCTGCAATTGGAACATCTGAAATAAATGCAATTGTTTCAAACGGACCGAACACGAGCATTAATTCTTCAACATTGAAAAATAATATACCGCCTTACTTGTCAATCAGTTGGTATGATAATCAAACCCAACAATAAGTTTTGAAATCATTATACTATAATCATAAAATATATTTTATTATAATTTATATATTTATAGTATAATGTCGATATCGAACAATAACGCCAATAATTGTAAAACAAGTTGTTGCGTATTTAATTATTTTACAAAAACAGTAAACCCAAATCCGCCGCGCGTATGGTCACGGTTCGGTTATGTGTGTTATTGTGAAAAAAAACAAGGTTCATCTTGTACAACAAATTATGAAAAATTAAATGAAAGACGAAAGGCAGAAATATTGAAATATAAAGCGAATAGCAGTTGCATTACAAAAAAACAACAATATGCCAATGCAGGTAGTAATAGGTGGTTAACTGGCAGGAAAAAAAGTTGGGCTACACAAACAGATACTTATACTAACCCAAATACAAGTTCACTTAAAAGAGTGGGAGATGTTCTTGTTTGCAACAACAATGATATAAAGTGCTCTCTTACAAGCGATTCCGATGTTCCGGGTAAAATCGAGAAACTTTGCTACAATTCAGAAGTCCCTCTATATAACTACAAGGTTATAAGAACATATAAATCAGGCGGAACTAAATGGCCGGAATTTAAATAAATTTTATAACTTAATAACTTATATTAGTTTAAATTCGAAATATAAGTTATTTGCATAATTGTATAAAATTATAGACTACAGAAATAATAAAATGGGAAATCAGATATCTTTAGATGTAGATCATTCCAATGATGCCGATGATGAACAACAACAACAAGAACAACAACAAGAACAACAACAAGAACAACAACAAGAACAACAACAAGAACAACAACAAGAACAACAAAAAGAACAACAACAAGAACAACAACAAGAACAACAACAAGAACAACAACAAGAACAACAACAAGAACAACAACAAGAACAAAAAAAACAAATCAAAAGTATATTAAAAAAATCAAATACACAAAATCAAAATGCTGCGGCTGCGGGTGCGGATGCGTCTGCGGATTCTAATGCTATCAACGTGAACGTAAAAAAACGTAAATCTATAAGCCGAAATACAAAAGTGTCAAAAAAAATGGGAAAAACTAAAAATAATAAAAAACGTATTATGAAGGAAAAGGAAAGCGCAGATGGTGGTGGTAGAGACATTATAATATGTGCGCCTGAATCTACGCTCACGCTCTTAAATTCGGATTGATGCATATATCCATTGTTGGAAAAATATCACCCGACATACACTGGTCATTTTCACCCACTTTTATGCAGCTTCTAAATCCGCGGTCTTCACCGATATAACAATATCCGGATTTTGAACGACCGCTGCTCTGCGTAACACTTGTTGCGTCATCCGGAGACGGCATGGGGGCTATTTTCTTTAAATTCGCGAGACCCGCAGATAACATACTGTCTTCAGACGTTTTTATATCTTCTTCTGGCTTGAGGGGGGGTGGATAAAGCGCCGTAGCTTGCGCCTGTTGCTGAGTTTGCGCTCTTGACTTGGCTTCTGGTGTCAAATTCAACCCTTTTTCTAATATGTTGACACTTCCAGACACTGCACTAGATGCTACATCTGCGCTGCCCTTTAAACCTGCGGCGCTCACGCTTGCAGTTGTTTTTACGGTTTCGCCTGTAGAATATCCAATCCACTGTAGTGCTGATTCTACCCAATCTGTAAATTTACCTAAATTAAATAGATTATATATCAAAACCCACAGTATTAATATAATTAATATTACAGAAATTACAGACCAAATACTGTATCCAGAGTCATCCGATGACGACGAAATCGCCTCGTTTCCCTCAGTGCCTGTAAGCACAGATGTAATTGAATTTAATGAATTGGTTAATTGTGCAGATGCAGATGCAGGTAGAGATGCAGGTGCTGCTGCATTCGACGATTCCGGTAATAAACTCATTTAAAAATAAAATATATGTATTATATATATATTTTACAATTTATTTTTTAATTGTACATTTAATGTAGTAATTTAGTTTTTAGTTTTAATTTTTTATATTTATTTCCTTGCAATAAAATTTAAATTGTTAATTTTTTCAATCTTGTCAATTGTTTTATCTAGGTCGCTGCGATTTATACCCTGCATTAAATAATCTGTTGCCGGCGCCACCTCATTTTTTTTTATTTGTTTATAAACCGAATTTATTTTTTGTACGACTAAATCAATCGTTTCTTTATTTTGAGGGAGTATAATTTCTTTATCGGTGGTATATGATTCGGTCAATAATGAAATCGCAAAATACAACAGGTAACGCCGTTTTGCTTTCGCGCCCGGAGTAAATCGCATGCAGTATAGATGCAATAAACTTGTAATAATCTTCTGAATGATTGGTTTCTTCGGCAAAATGCATTTATCGAAATCGGCGCTCTTCATGATAATTTCCCATAGTATCCAAACCGGGTCCATTTGATATTTATCTTCTACTGGGATTGACGCTCGGCGCGAACATTTGCATATTTCCTTCTTTTTCGTTTTACACATGGCATTAAATTCTAATATCCACTCCAACCAATAACAAGCCAACAAATTATTTTTAGAGTCGCCGGATATATGATACGCAAATTCGTTTAGAGCAATGTATAATTCTTTCGGATCCTCTTTTATAAATGCAATATTTACATATTCAACATTTGGTGCCTTTAATTTAGTAGAGAGTGTTGTTATTTCATATTCATCTTTGCGTATGTCAACACGCTGAAAGCTGTGTTTTTTATTTGACAAACACAACACGCAAATAATTTCAGCGAATAAATTTCTAATCTTCTGATTATTTCTTAGCGCGAGCTCATTTCCAACATACCCTCCGGACATAATTTGCTTAAATACGCCATATCGCATTTCAACATAGAGCGGAAGTTTAGTGTTTGCTAAATGAATGTGTTTCCCCACCATTGTCAGAATAATATCCCAGAGTTCCAAATATTGACCCGCGCAAATAAATTCCGAACTCCAATTACATGCCGGTTCAATTTTCCCGTCAATAATGCACTTGATTAATTCGCTCCTAACATCTGCTTTTTTATATTTTGAAAATGTAGTTCCTTTAAACTCGGATATTAACCTCATGTCATTAATTTCAATTTCTGTTCTTGACATTACAACACCTATTTTATATTATTATTTTCTATATTTTATAAAATAATAATAATATATAAATATAACACATTGGAAATTATTATATCATGGAAAATTTAAAAATTATGGACGAAATTTCAAATAAAATTTATAGCCTGCCATGTTGGGCAGCACTCACCTTATTTTTAGCAATTGTAATTATTATTGTTTGGTGTGTTGGTTTTTTTTATAATGTGTCACATGAAGGTTTCGAAGGTTTCACACAAGAAGCCAACTTTATATTTAAAAAAGACGACGAAGTATTTAATGACCCATTTTATGTCGGAATATACGATGATTTATTTTATAAGAAAATTTACAATGTTTATGAAGTCGGGGTTATTATCAACGAAACACACCCCACTTCTAAAGATGTCATTATTGAAATTGGTTCAAAAACTGGCAACTATGTTTCTGCCATGAAAAGTAGCGGGTATAACATTATTGGGTTGGAAAATTCTAAAGCCATGGTTCAATATGCATCCGAAAAATACCCCGACTGTAAATTTATTCACGGAGACCCAATCGATTTCATGAATTTTGCATCAGAATATGCAACTACCATCCTACTTTTAGATTTTTCCATTTACTACATTTCAGACAGGCGCACGCTGTTCTATAATTGTTACCACTGGCTGAAACCCGGCGGTTATTTAGTTCTTCACCTCGTAAATCGTCACATGTTTGACCCAGTTGCGCCGGCGGCAAAACCATTCACAATCGTATCTCCGCAATCTGTCGCGCCAGAACGCATAACAACATCAGATGTCGTATTTAATAATTTTAATTACAAGAGCAAGTTTGAACTTGAAGACAAAAGCGGCGGTGGAAGTAATGATAATGCCACAATAATTGAAACAATGAAGGATAAGCGCGGTAAAGTTCGAAAAAATGTTAGGTCATTGAAAATGACGGGACAAAAAATAATTATCGGCGACGCAAAAGATGCCGGATTTATGATGCTCGGTCAATACGACCTTATTAAAAGTCAGCGCGAATATCAATACTTGTACATTCTTTATAAACCCAGCAATTAAATATAAAATAAAATAATTGTAAAAAAAATAAAATAAAATATAATAACTTGTAATTTTAAATAAAGTTAAATGAATTATTCAAATTATTTAGCAAATCGGACCATTTGTTGTTGTGCTTCGAAAACTTCTGCCGGTACTGCCGGACCAACTGGTGCGACTGGACCAATTGGTGCGACTGGACCAACTGGTGCGACTGGACCAACTGGTGCGACGGGTGCAACTGGTGCGACTGGACCAACTGGTGCGACTGGACCAACTGGTGCGACGGGTCCGACGGGGCACACAGGTGCGACTGGTGCGACCGGACACACAGGTGCAACGGGTGAAATA